CTGGGAAAGTCCTGCTTTGGTTAAACCGTAGCCAGTGAGGTATTCAAGGTTCGAAGCAAATTTTTTGGCATCTGCTATTTGCTTTTGAAACGCTTGTGCATAGCCCGATTCGGCCTGAACTTTTTGAGCTGTATTGACGTTTGTTTCCGAAACTGCCAGAGCGTCGTTTGCCCCAGCCAACTTGAGTTTTGCGTCTTTCAAATCGTTAGTTGCTTCAACAATTGCTTCAACGTCATCGCCTTTTTGCGTTTTGATTAGCTTTGCCATTGCGTCGTCAACATCTTTTGTGGCTTTGGCTACATCGCTGTAAGCATCTTTGCGGTCTTTCAACGCCTCAGCAACGTCCTTAGCTGCATCATCTTGAGTTTTGATGGCTTCACTTAGAGAAACCATGCCTGTAATGGAATCAGCAGTGGTATCTGCAAAATCTTGAAGTTGGTCTTTGGCATCTTGAAGGCTTGAAGCAACAGTGTCAACAGCTGTAACTACTCGTTCGCGCAAAGTGTCTGAGTAGTCTTTTGCTTCTTTCTTTGCTTTTTTCTTCGACTCTGCAAGCTCCTCATTTTTTTTCTTTAGCGCATTGGTTTCAGTCACAGTTAATTTAAGTGAATCTGCGTATTTTTCAGAAAGCAGTTTGTCCATGTCGCGGAACTGTGCAGCTGTATAAGTAACAGCAACTGTTGCTTTATCTGAATCGCCAGCAATCAAATTCAGCAAACCTGCCGTCGCTTCAAGTCCTTTGATTAACTGCCCTGCTGGACTGACATGCTTAAATAGAAAACCAAACGCATCGACAAGTTTGTTTGTTTCTTTAGAAGAATCTTCGGTTGCGACAGTCAGGACTTTGCCAAAAATTGTTGCCAAATCTTCTGCTACTGGTAAAAGTTTTCCGCCCATTTCGGCAGATAAATCTTCTAGTTGTGCATTAAGTGTTTTAGTTTGATTAGCCAAACCATCTGAGGTTTTTAAGTAGTCACCTTGGGCGTCGTTGGTTTTTTCCCAAATCAGTTTTTGAACACCAAGAATCTTTTGCTGTGCTGTTAAAGCTCCAGAACCGTCATAGAGGTTATCTTTCAAAAGCGTTGCTTTAATGGCTGCATCGTCAATGACGACGTTGTATTTTCTTATTGGTTCCATTTCTCCGCGGAACGCAGCACCGATAGCGAAAACAGCATCTTCGGGTTTGGTGTTAAAGAAAGAACCCATGTCCGTTGCAAGATTGGTGAACTTTTTTGAAAAGTCAACAACGTCTGTGCCTGACATCCCAGCAGTCTTGCCAAACATGGCAAAACTAGTAGCAGCATCAATGGCGTCCTTTTTCGACTGGCCCATGTTTTTAGCTGCGCTATCAGCCCATGTCTCAATATCCTTTGCGGAGTTTCCAAAAATGACTTTGTTTTTGCTGATGGTTTCTTGAAGGTCAGAAGCGTCAGTAACAGCAGTTTGAATCAGTTTTGAAAGTACGCCAGTGGCAACGCCCATAGTGGCATAGGAACCAACAAGAGATTTAAGGGAACCTTGTGCGCCTTTGACGCCTGCATTGTTGTAGGTAGTGACGATGGGAAGCGTTACTGCAGCCATTTGATTACTTCATTTCTCTGTTCACGCGCAAGATTACATCCTGAACGATGCCGTGAACGGTTGCTGTCAAATGAGGAAGGTGTTCTTCGCCTCCAGGCCACATGTACCGAGATGGGCCTTTGCGTCCTTTGCGTTCACCAGCTCTATGGGGGACATCTTCTTGCTGCAAGTTTTCAACAAAACGATTGCCAGGCTTGCCAAGATTGCGCGAACCTGCAACGTCGTAAATTGCACCAGCTGGGTTTGCCTGAATAATGCTGAACATTGAATAAGCCTTGTTGCCCATTTGTGCTTTGCGCTTTGGTCCACCAAGTTTGAAACGAATGCCTCGAAGAATAAGTTGTTTGTTCCATTCAGTCGCTCCGCCTCTGCCAGCGACTAGTTCGCCACGTCCAATGCCTGACTTGCCACCAGACGAGTTAAATGGGGTCAGGTCAGAGTCAATGAACTTCAAATAATCCTTGATGGATTTAATAGTTGGCGCTGCTTCCTTGCGGATTTGGCGGTTCATTTCTTTCACATAATCAGGTTCAAGTTTTTTCAATCGCCTAAGCGTCTGGTCAAGGCCCTGAATCTTCATATCTGATGGAATGTTTGCCATTACTTTTTTTGCCTGTCTTGAAGGGCTTGGCTAAGGGTGCTGATAAGTGTTATCGGCATCTCTTTGAGGTCTTGCCAGGGAATCCCCGAAAGGATTAATCCTGCGATGACTCCGTGGATGCCATCTCGCCAAAAGGGATGCGCTCCACGCGGTACGACACGCCTTTGACTTCTGATTTGAATTTTTCAATGTTGGTGACGTGGCCTATCTGTTTCATGGATAAGTAACTCAGTGTTACTAGGTATTCCATAGATAGGTTTTCGTCAACAGCTTTAATGATTGAAACGGTGTGGAGCTTCTCAAATTCTAAGAGGCTTGCTACCGATAGGGCGATTTCATGTTCGCTCCCATCGACCAGCACAGTGGCGATGTGGAGTTCAAACATTAGGCGATTGGTGCTGTGTAAAGGCCACCAGCAAAGCTGATGCTCCCGACAGTGGCTAGGTCGCCCACAGCGCCTGTCACGGGTCGGTATTCATTCATTAGGCAATTGGTAATCGTAAAGTTTGGATTCGTTGCGCCTACTGCAGCTGATGTTGGTTTAACAACAACAGTAGTTTGAACACCAACAAGTGCTGTCAAAGTTGCGTGAACTTTTGACGTTGCAAAGTCTTGGTTGAACGAGATTGTCACCATGTTGTTTTGGATGCCACCAATAAACTGATGTGCGTTGACTGAGGTGCTTGACATCGTTGTTGCTTCAACGCTGTCGACCGCTTGAACTAGCTCTACGTTTGTAACGTAGCTCGTTAAATCAATTGAGTTAACCGTAACGGATGTGTCTTTAAGTACGAAAATAGCCATGACTATTCGGCCTCTGCTTTCTTGGTTGTTTTGGTTGTTGGTTCGATATGGCCTGCATTAATGAGGGCCTCAATCGATGAGCCTTGCAGCTCATCATCGGTGATTGTGTCGCCAAGCGATTTGCCTGCAACAAGTTCTGATGTCACTTTGTAAGTAGCCATTGATTCCTTATGGGTATGCCACCCACGGCACCGTGACGGTGTACGCGGGCAGTTCTTGATTGCCTACAGAATAAACCGTAGGTGTTGCGTCTGTTGCTGAGGTTGCATCAATAACGATGTCCATAGTGTCCAGAAGCGCGATGAGTGCGTCAAGGTTGCCAGGTGGTGGCATTAACACGTTGACAGGAAAAGAAAGCGACAATTGGTTTGTGGTTGAGCGCGTCACTTGTGGTGGGTCAATGATTACCGAAAGTGGGCGTGCATTGCGAGAGTCTGAGACAACAACAATGCCAGCATTTTCGAGCGTTGAAACCAGCCGAAGCCGAGCATCGTTTGTGCGTCCCATTATGCGACCTGCGCTCTGTTACATCCCCAAAGCCTAAGAATGTCGCCCATAGCAACAGGGTTGTTGCCAGAAGCTAATGATTCGTAAGACTGAAATGAATCTCCGCCTGCTGAACCTCGTGAACGATAAAGCTGTGCAGCCATCATTGTCGTGCCAAGTTTGACGTCAGCACTTGGTGCCGTAGCAAGCACATCAGAAAAATATCCTGCAGCGCGCCTTCTACGGAACGCAAGCGCGTTCGCTGCATCTGTGCATACAGTAACGAAACTGGTGTCATTGGCCGTGGCTGGCGATACGCCCAAGAATGACAGGACTGACGCATTGTCGGTCCATGTGCAAACACTGGTGTATGTAATTGTTGCTGTGTTTGCTGCGGTGTCGCGTTGAACGTCATCGCCAGCGTCAAAGTAGATGACTTGATTTTCGCGGAAAACATTCCAGTCAAATTCAAAGTCACCCTCTGGGCCTACACCTGTGAATTCGTAAGGCTCGGTGGAGATAACTGTGAAGTTGCCGTCCATGCCGTCGCCCACATTCGCGACTGTTATCGCCTGCCCCATGAGAATCTCATTTGGGAGGAAGGTCTGCAAAACGACAACACCATCTAGGCGTTCGCGAAATGCAATTGATAAAACAGTCACGGCAGTGAGTTCCCTAGTTCGTCTTTATCAGACGAATGCAGCCTTGATGCTGAGTGTTGGGTCGATGAGCTTCGATGCCCAGTACCCTCTGAACGCAATTTGGCGCGAGAGCTGGGAGGGCATCTCCACACTTATGGCCCCACGTGCATTTTCATACGATTCAAGGGCACGAGGGTCAAGGATTGTCATACCTGCAGAAGTCAAGTTGCGGTCAACCACAACGCGAAGCCCGAACGCAAATGCGCCCATGGTGCTAGCTGCATTGAGCGAACCGAAAGCGTTCATTGGGCCAACCTGTGGAAACAACGGTCTGTCTGCTGTATCTGAAAGCGACCCCATCAATTTCCACACATTTGGAGACACAGCCAAGATTGACGGAAGGTTTCCGTTTGAACCATTAAGGATGTCTGCAGCTGCGGTGTACATCCACTCAACCCAATATGCAGGGTCTGCGATAGATGCGTTTGCAAAGTTGTTGCTGTTGGTTGTACCAGTCTGCAACTCTGAACAAGCGAGCAAATCCGTACGGTCCGCATAAACGCGAGCCATGTCATCTAACAAAGCGCCGAGAACTTCTGGCTGTGACCAGTCAAGTGAAGCTTCTGAAATTTCAACGTATCCACCTTGAATTGTCTTGGTGATTTGTACATCATCAATTTCAAATGCTGATGCAGTGATGGTTGTGTTTTGTACGGCTGTGCCAATGCTGGAATGGACAGAAACCACAGGGCGAATAAAAACGGCACCACCTTGGGGCATCTGGCGAAGCGTTGTGGCATCGACCAGGGGCCTAGAGCCTACAAACGAGTTGAAAATTGGCTGAACAATCGGGGTCGGGATGACGCCTGGAATGTCTGGCGTTGTGACATCTGGTGCAGCTGCACGAATGTTTTCGTTTAGCTGTGCGAAGTCGTGACCACCACGAATAAATGATGCGATGTATTCAGAAGCTGACGGAAGTTTGAACTCGCGCTTTGGTCCTGCATAAATAACTTGGGTAGGGACAGCAGCCTCAACTGTGTCTGGGGTTTCTTGTGTTGCCACTTCTGGTTCCTCCTCGGAATCTGTTGGGGTGGGGTCTTGGGTTTCTGGGGCTTCGGCTGCAACTGCAACTTTGGCACCCTCGAAGGCACCGAATGGAAGCAGTGATAGCTCCGTCCAGTTGCCTGCTTTGACGACCATTGTGCTTCCTTCAAAGCTGTAGTCGGTTGGCTCTACGCCAACGGACACTGAATCGTAAAACTGACCTGGGCCAGCTTGAAGCAATGTCTCATTAGCAAGATTGGTGTCATAGAGCGATGCTGAAAACAGCATTGCGTCTGGTGTCGATACGCGCTCACTGACCATGCCAAGTGGCTTGGTCATGTCGTGTCCAAGAATGAACTTTGGATTTGGGCCGTCAACGGGAAGTGAACCAGCGAGAAATTTGACGCGCTGGCCTCCTGAGACAACAGCCTCAACATTCCAAGGGATGGCGACACCTTCGACAACGCGCCGTGGCTCACCGTCTGGGCCTGCAGCGTTAATGCTGAAAAGTTCTGCTTGCAGTTCTATTTTCAAGAGTTGCTCATTTCTGTGTCAGGACTTGACACTGTTGAAGTGTCTTGTGATTCTGAGATGTATTCCGAAGTATCAAGACGCACTTCGCGTCCACGCGGTAAAGCATAGGCACTGAGCGTTTCACCGATGCAGTCAATCACAGGTTTCGCTGCAAACTGGTAAAGGTCCTGACGAGATTGCTGTGCGTTGCTGTAGGTCATGCCTGTTACTGGTGCGCCGACAAGATACTGAGGAATGTTGCAAAGGTTTGCAAGTTCAGTCATCTGGTGAGTACGAGCTTCAACAAGCTGCAGTTTTGACGGGTCGCTCGAAAATTCGTGCCAAGTAACTGACGAGTTAAGTGCGCCAATGGCATTGCGACGACGAGCTTGTGACCATGCTGAACATAGTTCGCCAAGTTCTTCACTGCTCATTGGTTCAGAACCGTTTGTTTGCTGGAGATAGCCAGCTGTGATTTCGTTAGATGCAAAGCGCATTGCTGCAGTGTCTAGACGGTTTGAAATTTCAATTGCTCTGGCACCCATTGAAAGCATTCCCTGAACTGGCGACAGGAACTGGATGATGTCGTTGGCGATAAGTGGTTGGCCTTGGAATGTCAATTGGTTTGACTTGCCGTACCACAATGGACCTGGCATATCGTCAGTTTGCACGTCTGCAGCTGGCAACCATTGGAAAGAAAGTGGAAGGCCAGTGGCTTGGCTGCGTGAAGTGATAGCCCAGAATGCTCTGCCGTGAAAGAGGAGGTCATCAGCCGTCCAAGCAAGAATGAACTGTCGTGTCACACTTGGGTCAGGCCGTGACATCCAACTTTCACCAGGCAAATGTATTTCTTCGTACTCTTCGCCCACCCATTGGTTTGTGTACTGCTGGAATGGCAATGAGGAGACAAGCGAAACAATTAAGTCACGCGCTCTGGAGATAGTGGGGATGAGGATTGCCTGCTGACGAGCCCATGAACCTGTGTACATCATGAAGTCGCTGGTGCCTGCCACGCCTGCAGCAGCCTTTATCGGCTCAGAAGCGAAAACTGGTTTTGTTGTGCGAGTGAAAATCCCCATCAAGCGGAGTCTTACACAAAGTAGTTGCAAATGCAACAACCCTCGAGAATTACTCCGAAAATGCAAAGCTCACTGTTTTGCTGACCTTGGGTTTGCCTTCTTGGGCGATGGCCCACACAGCTGCACGAACCAGCTCTATCGGTCCTGGACTCCTAGACGAACTGATAGCCAATAATCCGTTATTTTTGACAAGCACTGCGCGGTTCATTTGCTCAATGAATATCGACTCCCCTGTGTGCCTGACCTGTCCTGATTGAATCATGGAACGCACCAAAGTTGTCCAGCGTTGAAGCTCGCGGGTGCCAACAAGGATGGCGTTTCCGCGGATGTTAGAAGGCAGGTGAAGGTCTAGGGAAGCTCCAATTGCCAGCGTCAACTTTGGGTTGTCTTTTCTACATTGGTCAACGGAAGCCCACAGGTCACGAAGGTTATCCACAATGAACTCCACAGTGACAAGCACTTGCTCGCCTTTGGTAACGG